AAAGGTTGTATATCTACTCCAAATATAGGTATGAAGAAATTATTATTAAGTAGATTTGATATTGTTGAAGTAAATGAATTCAATACCAGTAAGTTATATAATAAAACTTTGAAAGAAATGGAAAATGTAAGTGTAAAAAGAAAGAAACATAAGAAATCACTTCACGAAATACTAACTCCAAAAGAGGAAACCAAATGTCGTATATTCGTGAATAGAGATGTAAATGCTTGTAAGAATATATTATTACTTGGAAAATGTTATTTAGAAAGTCAAACAAGACCAGAAGAATTTACAAGAAAAGTAATAAAATCAGAAAAGGTTAAGAAACCTAAAAAACAAGCAAGTAAGAATAAATAGTTGTTTCATTAAGGTAGTAAATGAAATAACATTAGATGGGAATTTGCTTATCTACCTAAAAGTAAGCAGATGATAAACCCATTACATAGAATTTAGTTTATCCGAAAGGAAGCGCTCGTATTTTTTTGTTGATTTACTCGGCATTTAAAATACGCGTTGCTCTAAACAGTTTTTAATTACTAATTTAATTATATGGAAACTAATAAAAATTTAATGATGAAACATAATGAAATTGTTGTAAATTCAATTAACTCAAAAAGAGTTTCTAGAAGGTTATTACATGAATTAAAAGAACTATACAAAATGAATTTTGAAGAAGTCTTTTTAGAGGTTACCGACAGTTCTAATATTATTATCTTATCAATTCGCGAAAATTTAAAAGATAACGGTAAGTCATATAGGTTTGAGTTTGACTATGATTTTCCTTTTACATGCCCTAGAGTATTTTTTAATGGTCATAGGTATAATGATTTTTTAAGGTCAAAAACGTTATATGAAAATAATAACTTAAAAAAGACAACAGGAATAGATTGTTTTTGTTGTAGTTCGATTACGTGTCAAAGCAATTGGAACCCTGTAACATTTATAAGTAAAATAATTGATGAAATAAATTATTTTAGAAAGATTCGGCGTAACTTCGCTTATAAGGTTATTGTAAAATACATAAAAAAAAAATATTTGATAGAAGATATTGATTTAATTTGTTGGTTTTAGATTGTTTGTTACTCTGCTAAGGTAGCGCAAAAAATAACAGGTTTATAAAAATATGATTTTGGGTATATTGCATTACAGCCATTACATTGACACATATTTCTATCAATTAGGTGAAATTTACCGCCTGCATTTGGCAATTTACCTGTTCGCATACAGTTGGGACAATTATAGTTTACGTATCTTATATTTTGAAACATTTATATTTATATTTATATAATTATATTATTTTTTTATATAATTTTTTTATATAATTTTTTTATATATTTTTTATATATTTTTTATATATTCAAACTATAATAATCTGTACTAACTGTGCGAGTAGCATATGAGTAATTCGGGTTTTGAGGAGTTGGGTCTGGAATAGTTACTGGAATATATCGCAAATCAATCGGTTTCAAACAAAACGCATAGTTAGATTTATCAAAAAAAGCCGTACTTTCTATTAAAAAATTATCTACCATTTGGTAGCGCATTGCAACCATCTGACACCCTAATGCTCTACATAATGTGCCACTTGGGTTAGACGGATTTATTCCTATGTCTGGAAATACAATCGTCATATTCCTTTTATTATATTCAGTTAACTCATTTATATCTGGATTATTTTTAACATCATAATAGTTATATCCTCTCATAAAAATAGAATTACTTGTAAGATTTACATATTCTAAAAAGTCTTGGTTTTCTAGGTAAGCGCTATTCATTTTATCTACAATCAAAATAATTTTATTACGAAAGCTTAACAATGGTTTTGCTCCTAAATTATATCCAGAATTTTCATAACTATATTCTTTATCGAGCATTAATGTGTCATATGACTTAAAAATATTTGCCATATTTGTATACATCGTTTGGTTATTACTTTTAATTCTTAAGTGAATAATAATTGGGTCTGTAGGATTAGGACATGTTCCACCAGAAAAAGCATAAGAACTTATTGTGTCCATCACATCGCCCCAACTCACATAATTAAAAGTTTCTTTTACATAATAATCACTTGTTGTACTTGTAGCAACAACAGGATTATTATCTATAGAATATATCTCGAAATCTAAACATCTAACACCTTGTTTAATTATTGCTTTTAAGTTACATATGTTAACAAAATCATTTTTATAACTTCCTCCTGAGCATGCGTTATATGCAGTTTTTATATAATAGTCAAACAAGTTTCCACTACAATCTGGGTCACTTGCAGAAATTGGTTTTATATATCCGTCTACTGATGAATATAACGTATTCATATAATTACATTCTGAATTATTTAGCCTAGTTAAATAAACTATATATAAAATAAAGCATAACAAAATAACAAAAATAAATACAAAAATCATATAACTTTGAAAATCTTTTTGAATTTTTGTTATACTGCTTAAATAATCTGTTGCATTATTGACACTTGACATTAATATAATATAATATAATATAATTTACAATTTTTATACAAGTTTTACAATTTTTATACAAGTTTTACAATTTTTATACAAGTTTTACAATTTTTATACAAGTTTTACAATTTTTATACAAGTTTTACAATTTTTCAACAATATAAATAAAATTGAATATTTATTTTGTTGTTATATTGAAATAAAAATCATTCTGTTAAAATGACATCATCATTAAGTTTTAGGTTACCATATAACATTATATTATATATATTACAATTTGACAATAGGTTTATAATAAAAGGGGGAAAAATTCTTGATATAAACAAAATTTCTTATGACGACTATAGGTATCTGTTATTGGAAAGACATATTGGAAATAATTGTTTTGTTAATAAATACGACTGTTCTAGCACAACTATAAATGGCGAAATATCTATGTATATTATTGTAAACCTTATTATAAATAATAAAAAAATGTATGAGTTTGTTGTAAGACATTTATATTTAAATGGAAGTGTCCATATTAGAAGGCATCTTATGCTGCGAACAAATGGAATAGCTACAGAAAAATATATTGATGTATAATTTTTAAGCATTACTTATGTAACAATTTAGATATGCTAAAAAATAAATACACTAAAAATAAATATGCTAAAAAATAATATAAGAAATGAAAAATATAACTTTTTTTATATTATACTAAAATAAACAATTAAAAAATTACTATATTATATACTTAATTATGGCTGGTGGTCTTATGCAATTAGTTAGTCAGGGACAACAAAATGTTATTTTAAACGGAAACCCTGAAAAAACATTTTGGAAAGCAACATATAAACATTATACCAATTTTGGTAAGCAGAATTTTCGACTAGATTATGAAGGTAGTCCAACACTTAGTTTGACTGCTAGCTCTACATTTACGTTTAAAGTAAAACGATATGCTGACTTGTTAATGGATTGCTATATTTCCTTAACATTACCTACAATTTGGTCTCCAATATATCCGCCACAAGAAGTTACAAATTCAGATGGTTCTGTTACATATACAGATTGGGCACCATACGAGTTTCAATGGATTGATAATTTAGGAGCACAAATAATAGAGAAAATAACTATTAACTGTGGCAACCAACAGTTACAGCAATATTCAGGACAATATATATTGGCCTCTTCCCAAAGAGATTTTATCGGAGAAAAACTTGATTTATTTAATCAAATGATCGGAAACGTGGCAGAACTAAATGATCCAGCGAATTATGGTGCTCGTGTAAATTCGTATCCAAATGCCTATTATACGTCTAATCCTGCAGGAGCACAACCTTCAATAATGGGACGCACACTATATATACCTTTGGGAGCATGGTTTAACTTAAAAACACAACAAGCGTTTCCACTAATTTCATTACAATATAATGAGCTACAAATAAACGTAACATTTAGACCAATTAACGAGTGGTTTACTATTCGAGACGTAGCTGATTATGTTAATAATTTTCCTATTGTTGCGCCGAATTTTAATCAGTTCTATATGCAGTTTTATAGATTTTTACAAACTCCGCCAGACGAAGTATTAGGTGCAACTTCTTATGTAGATACACGCACGAGTTGGAACGCCGATATAAATTTAAATTGTACTTATTGTTTTCTCTCTAATGACGAGTCAAAACTATTTGCAAAAAACGAACAACGTTATATTTTTAAACAAGTGTATGAAAAACCTTTTTATAATATAACAGGACAAAATAAAGTTGATCTCGACTCGCTAGGTATGGTAATAAGCTGGATGTTTTATTTTCAAAGAAGTGACGTGAACTTACGTAACCAATGGTCAAATTACACAAATTGGCCTTATAATTATATGCCACAAGACATAACTCCTGCACCAACTGCGGGCGATGTTACAAATCCAGATACATCTAGTACTTACACAACTCTCGGCCCAGGATTAAATCCTGACGGAACATTAAGCGGACTATATACTAGTGGAACATATAATCCTCAGAATATAAAAGACATTTTGGTTGCACTTGGGATTATTTTAGACGGTCAATATAGAGAGAATATTTTACCTGTAGGTGTATATAATTATGTGGAAAAATATACAAGAACAGCTGGCACTGCACCTTCAGGTCTATATTGTTATAATTTTTGTCTAGATACATCACCTTATAATATACAGCCATCTGGAGCTATGAATATGAACCGATTTACATATGTTCAATTTGAATTCACAACTATATCACCCCCTATGGACCCTTATGCACAGGTTCTAACAATTTGCGACCCAAATACCGGCGATATTGTCGGTATAAATAAACCAACGTGGCGTATATATGATTATAATTATAATTTATATGTAATGGAAGAAAGAGTTAATATGGTTATATTTGTTGGCGGAAATGCCGGCCTATTGTATGCGACATAGGCCTACTATAATATTTGGACTTTTTGGGCGTGCATTATGGTCTTAATAATTTGTTGATGGTTACAGAATATTGTCGCCATAATTGGTGCCAAATATAGTATTCATAATATATATTCTAAAAAATTTTTAGTTTTTTTTTCCAAGACTTTTTTGGGAAATTCGATTTTGGACATTTTTTTTGTCCATTTTTGAAATTCCCAAAAAAGTTTATGAAAAAACTGAAATTGTGACCATAATTAAAAATTAGCGTCAGGTGAGAAAAAATATAATTTAAAAATTGTTACGATAATTTTTTAATTTTTTTGAAAATGGATTTAGACATTTTTATCTATGGATACATTATGGATACAAAAAAAGAGCAAAAAGAGCAATCGAAATTTATATGTAATTTATGTGACTTTAAATGCTGTAAAAAATATAATTTTGAAAGGCATCAGTTAACCGATAAACATAAATGGATACATAATGTATCCAAAAT